TCTTTTTGAAATATCTAAAGTATCAGGATAAGGATTCTTTTTAATATAAGTTAAATCACTTATCTGAAATATCTGTTTTTTCGGGTGTGATATTTTTGCTTTCAAAACTTTCATCTTCTTTACTGGTCACATTTGTATTTTTATTTTTAAGTATTTTATGTAACTCTGCTGATGATCCTACAAACAAAGCCTGTTTAATATTTGTACTTGTCTTATTAGGAACATCTTTTAAATTTTTAAGTTTGCCTTGTAAATCTTGTAACTTATCAACTGTATCAGCAACCTGTTTAATAAGATTACCTGCAACTTCATAAGCACGAGGATGTTGACTTTCGTTTGCAATATCAAGTATGCCTTGAATTGCATCTTGGCCTCTTTCAATTAGATTGTAATAATTTTCTCTACTGTATTTGTAATCATTATCTACATCCTCTTTGTCTTTATCTTCTAATCTAGGAACAGGAGGAGTAAACTCTTTTTTAACTACTGATTTTGTAGCAGGTTTGCTTTCGGTAGAGATACCAAGTGCCTCATTTATTTTGTCGTCTATACTCATAATTTTTATTCATCACCATCAGTTGTTGGATTATAATTTTTAGCATCGTTAAAGGTACTTATAGTAGTTGTAAATCCAAAGTCATCATTTGCGTCAGCTGATGTTGGATTGGGAACAACAACAATTCTTTCCTCTCTTTTAGGACTATCTGCTGTATCAGTATATAAATCAGTTTGAGTTTCTTTAATAACTTTTTTAGAATATACAGGACCATACAAGTATGTTTTGGCAGTAAATCCCAGAGTATAGTTTACAGCACGTCTTTGTGTAAATGAACCATCATAAGTATCATCATAATTTACACTATTTAAAGTTATAGGTACATCTCTTTTTATTCCCATTTCAGGAATTGCATTTATTGTGACTGTATAATCTGGCTGAAAATAAGGTAAAATTTGTTCTACAATTTGTAAACCACCTTCGGCAGTTGCTGTAAATGAATATAAATTAAAACTTATATTATATGGTACAGGATTATATTGATAATACATTTTACTTGCGTCTGAAGTATTAACTGATTTAAACTGTCCTAGTCTTTGTAGTTTACGAGAAGCGTCATAGTTAATACCAGATATTTCAAAACCCATACGAGGCAAAGTAATTGCCATTTCCCTATTATCTAAATTTGCTTGTTGGTCTAATCGTGTTAAAAACTTTTCTTTAGGTGAATAGGCTAAAGGTACTTTTATTTTTTGAATCACATCACCACTACTATTTGTTCTATGAATAATAATGTTGTTAAAAATTGTACCAAAGGCAACAACAACTTTTCTTAATGACTCATGGTAAAATCGTCTTCCAAACATTATAAACTTTCCTCATCTACTTCACCAAAAGGGTTTCTTTCTGTAAAGTCTAATATATCATCTGCGGTACTTTCTGTACCAAATCCTGCGTCTGACTCGTATGTATCATTATCAGCATAATCTCTTGTTTGTGTTGATAAGTTGAAATCATCTGTTTCTAATTTAAAGAAGTCAATGTTACCCAATGTCGTATCAGTTGACTCAAGTAGTAAAGCACCTGTACCTGTTCCTTCTTCTAAAGAAATTTGATGTTGTAATAAGTCAGTAGATAATGATGTTTCTGTATCATCAATGGCAGAAACACCTGTATCAAATCTTTCAGCACTATATTCAAATCTTGTTGCTTTAAGTTTATAAACTGGTAGATTTCCTAATTGAAAGAATGGCTCTTGGTCTTCGACAAATTGTATTTCAAAAAAACTATTCATCAAAGGCACATAAACTAAATCACCTTCATTTGGTCGTCCTGATTTAATTAGTGTTGCTTGATTATCAACTTGATTTTGCCAACGTCTTTTTGAAATCATAAACGTTGTATCTTCTCTTATTTCTAAACCAAATTTAGAAACTAACTCTTGCTCACCTGCAAATCCTTCAGTAGTTTCAATATACATTTCTAAAAGATATGATTGGTCAAATTTAGAAAGTGTATCTTCTCCTAAAATTAAATCCTTATTAACTAATGTTCTTGGTAAATAGTAACAGTCGTGGCCGTAGATTTTTAGGCCTTCGATAATTAAATCTTCGTGTAATCTTTTTTCGTTGGAATCTCCGATTCCGTTTCCATTCTGAAAATAATGATTGACTGGCATCTCATTATCCTATCATATACGTTACAGGCGTTTCGTATGTGCCTCTTATTTCTTCTTCTAATTTTCTAATGTCTTCTTGTGCTTCTTGGAATATTTGACCACCATTTAACGTTACTCCACCAATCATAGTCACTCCATTAAATTTTGAAAGGTTTGCGCCCCATTGTCTTTTAAATAAAGCCGTAACATATCTTTTTAAGTATATGTCGTTATATACATCTGTCATTACTGTAGGATCTAATTTTCTATAACATTCTATAATTAAATATTCATCAACTTGTATATCTGTTTTCCAATCCATGTCAATGTATAATCTATTATTGTATTGATTAAATCTTACAGGTTTTTCACCAACTAATATATGGTCTAAAAAATCTAAATGTCTTAATACCATATCATAGTGAATAATTGATGTTGAAGAAAAATCATACAAGTCATTTAATCTTAATTGATATCTTATATCAAACATATTTTGATTATGTTTGTCTGATAATGGAAATATTCTACTTACGGCCAATACTGATTCTGGCACAATAATATAGTTGTTTGCTTCTGTAAATGAAGTTGTAACTGAATTTTTTGTAGCAGTAGATGAAGTATCCCCAGCTGGAGATAATATTCTGTCTTTATCTGCTTGAGTAACTTTGTATTTTAAGTAAGCACGCTCAACACCGTCATAGTGATATTGAGCAAAATACTGTAACGCTTCGTCTAATCTATCTTCCAATTGGTCATCATCCACGTTAATTTCAATAACGGGTTTTCCCAATGTTCTTAAAGCGTATTGTTTTAATTGTTCTCTACTTGCTGGGTTAGCCATAATTCCTCTTATTGTACGCTACTATTTATAAGAATAGTAAAGTATTAACCTAGAGCGATGGCTTGTGCGATTGCAAAATCTTTTGTAGAAACGGTACTATCTATTGCAAAACTTATATCATTGTCTGAAACAGTTGTATCAATACCTGTTCCACCAGTAAAACTTAATGTGTCTGTTCCAACGGTTACAGTATCATTTGATCCTGTGTCAGCACCAACTGTTAAATTAAGTGATAATGCGCCAACTTCACTATCGACATATGCCTTAATAGATTGTTGAGTTGCAAGTTGTGTAGCAGAGTCAGACGCCATATTATCTTCATCTAATACAGCAGTTCCTGAAACAGCTGTATTTAATACAGCACTTGTTAAAGTTTTGTTTGTTAAAGTTTGAGAAGCAGTATTAGTGGTTATTTCAAATCCACCTGCTGTTGATCCATCGTGTAATCTAAGCGTATCTATTGTGGTATCAATACTAATCTCTCCTACTGCACCAGTAAAAGAATTGTTTTGAGTAGTATTACCTCTTCTAAATTGTAAAACTGTTGGCATTTATATTCTCCTATACTTATTTATAATCCATTTTACGCAAAAGCACCTAAATCTATGGTGTCTGTTGTACCTTCTGGATCGTTATAACTGAATTTATTTGAACCTAATGCAACACCAAAAGCATCAGTTCCCGCTACTTCAAAAGGTGTTTCTTGTGTTGATTGAGTTGGGTCAAAAGATAAATCAAAGTCACCTTCCGAAGCAGGTGCTGTAGATAATGTAGATTCTTTTAAATTTGTAGAAACGTCTGTAAATGATAATGCACCAGAACCATCTGTACTTAAAACTTGACCAGAAGTACCATCAGTAATAGCAGCTGTAGGTGCTGTTGCAAATAGTGCTACATTACCTGTTGCGTCTGGAAAAGTAATTGTTCTATCTGCTGTGGGATCTGTAACTGTTATATTAGTTTCAAAATCGTTAGAACTAGAACCTTCAAACCTTAAAGAATTTTGTATATCTATCGTTGTTGAATTTACAGTAGTTGTTGTTCCAGATACAGTTAAGTTACCAGAAACTACCAAATTATCATCAACTGTTACTGTACCACCAGCAGAGTCAATAGTTAAGTTGCCACTAGAGGTATCTATTTCATTAGCACCTGTTACACCTACTTGAACGTTGCCTAAGGTTGAACTGCTACTTGAAATTGTTCCAGTTATTGTTCCAGATACAGTTAATCCACCAGAGATTGATAATCCATCATTTATAGTTATTAAAGATGAGTCAGATGATGATATTGTGTTTCCAGATATTTGTATTGTAGATTCTTGTACAGCACTTGTACCATTACCTAAAAGAATTGAATTAGTTGTTAATGTATTAGTACCAATACCACCATATGTAACACCTATAAATTCACCTGATTGAAACTCCGCAAGACCTGTGGCGTTACCACCTTCATCAAAGACTGTTCGTATTGGTGTTTTTTCTGCCATTAGTTTCTCCTAAAATAAAAATAATTCGTCTGGTGTTGCACTTAAAGCAGTTCCATTTGCTAAAGTAAAGTTAGCAATTATAGTATTTGTTCTTGCTTTAAAATTTAAATAAGCGCTTGGTGAACTTAAACCACCAGAAGTTGTAAAAAATGGAACTGAACGAATTGCTGTTCCTTCAGTTTCATCTGCTAATGCTATATTTTTTGTTGTGTTTGTAGCAACCTCAATCTTTGAATTAACAGGTAAAGTAGCACCTGAACCTGATATTATAATTTGTCCTGTGCCGTCTGATGTAATAGTTGAACCACCTAAATTAATTGTTGATCCTGCCAAAAATAATTCATTCCATCTTTTTGTAGCAGAACCTAAATTATAAGTTTCTGTAGTAGATGGTAATATATCTTCACCAACAGCAGATAAAGCTGCTGAAAAATTAGCAACAGCAACTATATTGTCACCACTATCTCTAACATAAAGTTTTTTGTCGGCAGTGTTTATAGCAACTTCACCTACAGCTAAATCACTTGTTGTAGGTATGGAACTTGCTGTTTCACTTCTTTTTAATTTTATAATAGTTGCCACTATTATTCTCCTAATTTAATATTATGAGTAAGTTCCACCATCAATTTCAGTAACACTAACAGCACCTGATGTAACTGTAAAGTTATCTGAACTAAATGAAGCAACACCTTTATTTGATGTACTTGCTAATTCAGCTGCAATAGTAATTGTACTACCAGAAGCAGTTGTATCAATACCTTCTCCAGTTAAGAACTCTAATGTACCACCAAGATTTACAGAGCCAGAAGTTGAACTTTCGTCTGTAAAACTAAATGAACTGTTAGTTAATGATGAGTTAGCAATATTTGAAATTGTGTT